ATAAGGCGCGCTGGAGCCGGAAACTTTTTTGAAGAAATAGCCGCTGAAATCAAACGACCACAGATCGGTTTGCGTGCCGACAAAAAGCCGCGTAGAGCCGTCCAGGAGACGCACAAACACGCCGCCGCGTGATGGGCCGCCGAGAAACAGCAAATCGCCAGGATCGAGCATGCCTGAGATCAGTTCGACTTGGACATTTCCACTCTCATCCACCAGAGGAACGCCGTTTTCATCCTCAAGCACACGAATGAGCGGGTTCAGATCCATCGGCGCCGGCATTGGCATATAGCCGTCAGCGGCCGGGATGACGTTCATGATGTTGGACGTTGCCGCCAGGTTATAGCGGCTCTTGTCCGGCTCAAATGGAGCGGCGGCCAGCTTTACCATTAGAACTCACTCGGGATAACGAAGCCGGTACCGATGCGATCAGCGGTTTCACCTTTCAACCGCGTCAATTCTTCCATTTCGGCAGGGCGGTAAAGCTGAACACCGTCTGGATCACGAAGCTTCTTCAGGCAAAGCTGAGCACAAACCCGAGAGCGGATGAGATCATAAGCCTCTGTCAGCCAAACGTTGGTGCTGTCGCCGTCATCTGTCGGGGCGTCGACTATGATATGGCCGATCAGGCGGACGGTGTATGCCTTGTCCGGGATGGAAAAGAGACCGATGGACTGGTTGAAATACGTCCATCTTTGCGGCCGCCCGGATGGCGACCCGGTATTGGTCAAAACCTCCCATTCATTGGGGAAAATCTCGTCCAATTCGACGCTATTCGTGCCATCTTCCAACGTGACCTGATCGAATTCGATGAATTTCGGAATGCTGGCATTATCCGCAACCGTGTAGATGCTTTGGCCTGAAACCGTCGAGAACGTGACATCCCGCGTCTCGTTGAAATAGAACCTAGTGCGCTGGTGAAAGCGGATTGCGCGAGTGATTTCGGTGCCGATAGCCGAGGTAAGATCAGAGCGATCGAGATCATCGGCAATTTCAGCCTTGAGATCGGCCAAAGTTGGCATCTGGTCACCGCATCATTGCATTGTGGGGAAAGAATAGGGAGGCAGAGAACCCGCCTCCCAAAAGCCGCCGGATCACGACGGAACAAGGGGGAAAGAATACCATTGGGTAGCTGACTTTGCGATGAAGATCGCCGGGATTGCGCCCGAAGCGAGCGAGAGCGCGCCGTTGGAGCCAATGGCATTGATCGTTGCTGCCGGATCAGGCCATACCTTGAGCACAGCCGCAGCCGTGCCCTTGATATAGACCGTTGTTCCGGGAGTCGGGGCGGCCGGGAGCTTGACGCCCTTCGTGCCATCCGCGCCCGTAACGACAGTAAGACCGCCACCGACGATCTGCGCCGCATCCGTGACCGTGGAGCCCGTTGCTGCGAGGTCGGGGTTGACCGTCATCAACGGGGCGCCAGGGACAGTTACGGGGCCTGTGAAGGTCGTGGAGCCCGTGACGGCCAGGTTGCCGCCAATGGTGGCGGCTCCCGTGGTCGTCAGCGTAGCCGCCTGGACGTTCAGCTTTTTGGTGTAAGTGAAGTCGTTGCTCATGGCATTGGCCTCGCTTACTTGTCGTTGTTCGGGATGTACTCAATCACGACAACGCCAGATCCAGCCGTTGCGGCCGTGCCCGAAAGCTTGACCGAGCAGGTGATCGTCGTATCGGCAGCGACGATCCAGGCATTGACGCCTGTCTGCGTTGCTGCCTCGTCCAGGGCAACGAAAGCCTTCGTGCCAAGGGCAAGGTCAGTGGCATATAGGCTCGCCGTAGCCGAGGTGCCAATATCGAGCGTGTTGGTCGAGCCGGCATTGAATGCCGTATTGACGTAGACGCCCGAGACGAGATTGACGATGATCGAGCCGGCGGGGATAACGCCGACCGTCTTGACGGTGCCATTGTCCGTGTAGGCGATGGCGCAACGCAGATAGTGGACCATCTGCTTGTTGAAGTTGCGCGCGACAGTACCAGCCGTGTTAGTAGCCATGGTCTGTTACTCCTTAGCTGGTGTGGGCGTTCGCGTAAGACGAAACCACAACCGCGCCGAAATCGACGCCGCCATAGACCGTCTTCTTGAGGCCCCACATGGTGAGAGTGGAAACTTCGAGCTTGCGCTTGTGATCGATCAGCTCTTCGTTCCAGTTGTAAGTGGTCGGGCCGTTGTTCTTGCCGAACGCGACGGCCGCAGCCTGAGCGCCAAGGAGAACGGCACGCTTCACCGTAGTGATGGCGGCGCCCGTGCTCGAATTCACACCGCTGGTGATGTGGTTCGCCTTGCGAAGGATGACGTTGTTGTACTCGCCGAGCGAGTCGTCATAGATCGGGTTGTTGGACATCTTCCCGCCGGCCATAGCCGCCTTCTGGATATCCAGCCATTGGCCCGAGCCGGCGTCAGTGCGCAGATCGGTGACCTGCCACGGATGCAGGTACATGACGTACTTGCCACCCGAGATGTCGCGGCCGCCGTCGACGCCGGTGACGTTGATCGGGCGAAGCGCCGGGTTGCCCGAAGAGCCGCCGGTTTCTGCCATTTCACGGGCGTAATCGACATATTTCAGCGAGAACGTATCCGTCGATGCCAGGGTTTCGTCGGCGCTGGCACCCGAGTGGGTCCAGATCTGACGAGATGGGGCCGTGATCGTGTTGTTGCCGTTGTACTTCGCCCGCGTTTCCGGAGTATAGCCGCAGACATGATTGAAGAAGGTCACCGAAAGGCGCTTCTTCTTCCAGGTTGCGAGACCGGTTCGGGCGGAGTCGCGCAGTTCGAACGGGACGCGCTGTGCGTCGATCGAACGGCCGGAGTTCGGGACTTCAACGACGTGGCCGAGTTCGTTGATGGTGACGTTGTCCTGGTAGATGGACAGACTTTCGCCGTTGCCTTCGGCGATTTCACCTTCAGTGAAGCCGTCACCCAGAAGTTCGCGCTGAAGGCTGAACTTGATGTTGTCGCCGGCCTCTTTCGAGGTTTCGGTCTTCATCTGGATGATGGAGTTTGCATCGGTGCCAATGAGTGCGGCGATCTCAGTTCGATAAACGATATCGAATTCCAGCTTCCGCGCCCAAAGCTTCACCGCATTGGCGTCGTTGACGCCAAACGTAGTGTTAGCCATCGAAATGTCCTTTCGGAGACATTGATTTTGGGGGTTGAAAAGCCAAAGCAGTGCGCCGCTTGGCGGGCGAAGCAGGCCCGTTTAATGCCGGGGTGCGCAGGCAGTGCTTGGATGACGGGCCAAGCCCCGAAGCATGTCAGTTTAGAGCCGTGATGCGCGGGCTTCCGTGACCGGCCAAGGGCTAGTTGCCGGCCAAGATCGAATCTACCTTCTTGCGGCCGTCAGCCGTCTTCATGAGGGCGGTAAACTGTTCGTCAGTCATTTCAGCGAGAGCCTTGGCGTTCAATTGCGCCATCGGCTGGCCGCCCTGCGTGCCGGAAAGGCTCATATGCCGCTGCTGTTGTTCGGCGCGTTCCTGGACGGTTTTCTGCTGCGTCTGCCCTTGTGGCTGCTGCGTCTGGCCGTTTTGCGCCCCATGCTGCGGCTGGTAGCCATATCCGTAGAACCGTGCATGGCTCATGACGAATTCGGCTGCTTGCCCCGGATCACGCGGGCATTGCGCTGCAAGTCTGAGTGCTTGCTCATCAAGCATCTTCTGCGCCATCATCGCGCGCTGCTCGACCGGGACATTGTTGGTTTCGATGTAATTGACGATCGACTGGCGAATGCCGTTTAGGGCGAAGTTGAAAGCCTCTTGCAAAGGCGGGTTCTGCTCGATCGCCTTGCTGATGACATGATCGGCAGTCGCGATTATGGTTTGGTTCTGCGTCATCTGACGCGTGCCGGCCTCGAACTCTGAGGCACGCTTTTTTTCCGCTTCATCGCGTTCAGCCAATTGCCTCTTGAGCGCTTCGATCTCAGCCTTGCCTGATGAGATTTCATGCTTGAAGAAGCCAATAGGGTCTTCGTCCTCACTTGGAACTTTAGTTTGCGGCTGCTGTTGCGCGGCGAAATGCTGGTTGATCGCGGCAATCCGCTCTTCAATCCTGGCGCGCTCGATAGCCTCCTTCTTCGACTGTTCGGCCTGCTCTGCCTTGAGCCTAGCCATCTCTTCGCGGGCCGCGCGGGCTTCTGCCCTGGCCTCCTGCAAGGCGCGGATATCGACCGTCTTCTGTTCCTGCTGCTGAGCAGCATCAGCGCCGGTTTGCGCTTCTTGCCCAGTCTGCGCCGTCTGGTCGTCGTTTGCGCCCGTCCTGACAGGCTGGCTCGTGCCGAGGACTTCCATTTCCTCTTCTGTCAGACCGTCATTTACGAATTCCGCTTCTGTCTTTCTTTGTGCCATTGTTTAGCCCTTACATTTGCCCTTGTGTTAGCCCTTGGGGTTGAGGTGGCATCGGAGCCTGTGGCGGCTGCGATTGGTCTGCTGGCTGCATGCCAGGCATTGGCTGCGATTGCGGCTGCGCGTCTTGCATTTGAGGCGTCGCCTGCGGCATCATCGGCATGGTTGGCATCGGAATTGGAGCCAATCCAGACG